TTACGCCGCTAAACACAGGCGCAAACATCCCTATTGGTTTGAGTATGGAAGAACAGCGCCGTACAGCTATTCGTTCAGCGTTCTATGTTGACCAGCTTCTTAGCGGTCAAAGTCCTAATATGACAGCTACAGAGGTTGTTCAAAGACAAGAAGAGCGTATGAGAGTCATCGGCCCTGTTTTGGGTAGATTGATGAATGAAATGCTACGGCCTTTAATTGACCGCGTGTTTGCGTTAATGCTACGCTCCGACATGCTGGCCCAACCACCAGAGATATTACAAGGACGTGATGTGGATATTGAATATGTATCGCCGCTAGCCCGCGCGCAGAAGTCAAGTAGCCTGAATAGCACAATGAAGGCACTTGAGATATTGATGCCGCTTTCACAGGCAATTCCAGTAGGCGACCACATTGATGCAGATGGATTAGTAAAGCATGTAACTGATGCACTAGGCGTTCCAAAAACAGCACTGAAGTCGGAACGTGAGGTACAACAAGTTAGAGAGGAACGTGCAGCGCAAGAACAGGCACAGATGGAAATGATGCAAGAACAGCAAGATGTCCAAAATGTAGCCCAGATAGCGCAAGCGTCTAGGATGGTTAATAAGTGACACCTGAGATTGAAAAGCTAAAAGACCTTTACAGACAAACATTTAACACAGACAGTTCAGCTAAAGTATTAGCTGACTTAGAGGCGCGGTGTAACTATCGTGCCTTGAGTTATGTTGCTGGCGATGCAAACGCCACAGCATTTGAGGAAGGGAAACGTGCTGTTATCCTTCATATTCACAACATGATGAAAGAGGAATAAATGTCAGAAGAAGCAGTCGAACAGGTAGCCCAGCCAGAGGCAACCCCTGCGCCAGCGATTGAAACGCCAGCAGAGGTAGCATCAGGCGGGTCTGGTAACGATTTTTTACAGATGATACCAGAAGAACTACGCGAACATCCAAGCATCTCGCCTATCAAAGATGTAGAAAACCTAGCCCGTTCTTATGTGAACGCGCAAAGATTGATAGGTGCTGATAAGATAGCGGTTCCTGTCAACCCAACAGAAGAGGACTTAGACCGTATATATGACCGTCTAGGCAGACCAGAAGCACCAAGCGATTATGGTTTTGACGTTGATGGCAACGTAATTACTGAAGAATTGGCTACAGATTACGCAGATATTGCGCATAAATTGCGTCTTACTCCTATTCAAGCCAAGGGTGTGCTGGACTACTATAAGAGTACAGTAGAGCAATCTGACGAACAATCATTAGAGTTAGTTGAAGCTGCAAAGGAAAAAACAGTAGAATCATTACGCGGTGAATGGGGCCGCGCTTTTGACCATAAGGTTGAAGCTGCCGCAAAGACCGCGCAAGAATTTGCAGACCCTGAAATGTTTAATATAACTTTACAGGATGGTTCAAAGCTGGGAGACAACGCTGAGTTTATTAAAGCATTTGCAAAAATTGCAGATTTCAGGCAATCTGTCACCAGTGAAGATACTGTTGCAGAAATGTCACAGTCAAGTGTAATGACACCAGCCACAGCGCAAGCTGAGATTGATGCCATTATGAACGACAAGTCTCACGCCTATTGGGATAAAAAGAACCCTATTGCGAGAAACAAGGCTGTAGAACGTATGCAACATTTGATGGAACAGCTACATGGATGAGTTGTCCGTCACAGATATTCGGCTTGAGTGCCTACGATTAGCTGTCGAGTTTGGTAGCCAGCGTGATGTACTCAATCCACACCTACTCGCAGACCAATACTATGAGTGGGTAATGCGGGGTAGCGAGGCAACTCGTCCTGCTGACAACCAGAAAGATGGTGGCCATAAGTCGGCTGTAAAGACCAGGAGTGTCCGTAAAAGCGGGTAGCGCACCGAAAGTTCAAATGTAACCGTGTAAAAGGAGGACGCTATGTCCACACAAGTAACCACGGCATTTGTCCAGCAGTATTCTGCAAACGTGCAGATGCTATCGCAGCAGATGGGTTCTCGTCTGCGTGATGCGGTGCGCGTAGAGAATATGACTGGTAAAAATGCCTTCTTTGACCAGGTTGGTAAGGCGACTGCGCAGAAGCGTACAACTCGTCATGCTGACACACCACAGATTGATACCCCACACGCAAGACGTAGGGTTTCACTCGTTGACTATGAGTATGCAGACCTTATTGACGACCAAGACAAGGTTCGTATGCTTATCGACCCAACATCAGCTTATGCACAGGCCAGCGCCGCTGCCATGGGCCGTTCAATGGACGATGAAATCATCGCCGCTGCACTCGGCACAGCATTTACTGGTGAAACTGGTTCTACATCAACAGCACTCCCTGCTGGTCAGCAGATTGCTAACGGTGGAACTGACATGACACTTGCAAAGTTGCGTACAGCCAAGAAAACTCTTGACTTGGCAGATGTTGACCCATCTATCGCACGCTATATTGCTTGTGGCCCTGACCAGATTGAGGCACTTTTGGCTGACACAAACGTCACCAGCAGCGACTTCAACACTGTAAAGGCACTGGTACAAGGTGAAGTAAATCAGTTCATGGGCTTTAACTTCATCGTTTCTAACCGTCTGTCAAAAGCTGGCAACATCCGTTCATGTTTTGCATGGGCAGAGGATGGTCTTGCATTAGCGATAGGCCGTGACGTAATGGCTCGTATTGATGAGCGTAGCGACAAAGGCTATGCAACTCAGGTGTACTATTGCATGTCAATCGGTTCTACCCGTATGGAAGAAGAAAAAGTTGTCCAGATTGACTGTGACGAATCGGCTTAAAGGAGAGTGACAGATGACTACTAAAAACTCTACACTCGTAGAAAACTTTGAAGCTACTCCTCAAGTTGCCAACAACTCTTGGAATCTGCACGGTGTTGTTCGTGTGGCACAAGGAAATGTTGCATTAGCTGCTGGTGACAGCACTGATGACGATATTGTAATGTTGGCACCTATCCCAAGCAACGCAAGCATCAAGTCTTTGCAAGTAGGCGCAGACGCTCTTGGTGGTAGCTGCACATACAATGTGGGCATCTACACTGATGCTGGTGCTGTTAAGGATGAGGATGCTTTCGCTACATCAGTTGCAGATGGTGCGGCTCTTGCTGAGTTGCGCTATGAGGCAGCAGACCTAAACACTACAGGCCAACAGATGTACGAATTGGCTGGTGATAGTTCTGACCCAGGTGGGTTTTACTATATTGCCGCTACATTCAATGCCACTGGTGGCACTGGTGGCGATATGGCGTTCATCATCGAATACGTCGTAAACTAAGTAACGTGGGGGCGGGAAACCGCCCCCATACAATTCATCATGCTGGAGGGTAATATGATGAAACCGTGCGGGGATTTCCGCTGGGATTTAGAGGTAGGCCAAATAGCTGAGAAGTGGCTAGGCGGTATCTTAAACAGCAACACCATAGAGGTGAAAAGGGATTTTGTAGCTTCACGAACTGGAAATGTGTTTGTGGAGTTTTCTTGTAGAAACAAGCCAAGTGGAATAGCTACTACATTGGCAACACATTGGGCGTTTATACTTGATGACGAAACTGTGGTATTATTGCCTACAGAGAAGTTAAAAGTGATAGCAAGAGAAGCATATAGGAAGCGTGGTACATTCAGAGGTGGCGATAGAAATGCAAGTCTGGGTGTGTTGATTAGAGTTGAAAGGTTAGTAAATCATGCCATCAGTTGTTGATATATGTAATGAGGCGCTAGACTTGCTAGGTGCGGCAACTATTACAGCACTAACTCAAAACTCTAAAGAGGCCAGACTTTGTAATCGTAATTATGAATTAGTCCGTGACTCGGTTCTCCGCGCACATCCATGGAACCCAGCCGTTACCCGAAAAAACTTACCACAGGATGCTACTGCACCCGCTTTCGGTTTTACTTATCAGTACACCCTGCCTACAGACCCGTTTTGTTTGCGTGTTCTATCATTTTGGGACTCCAACGTAGATAACGATATTGCGGCCTATGACAGCAATGTTATGTACAAGATTGAAGGCCGAAAGATTTTGTCTAATGAGGGTACATGCAACATAATTTATATCGGGCGTATAGAAGATACGGAACAATATGACTCGCTGCTATCATCAACAATAGCACATAGACTAGCTGCTGAGACTGCTTATGCAATTACTGGCAGCGGTACTGTCGCACAAACTA